GGTACCAAGGTCAAAGTCAAGATCATCTCCGCTGCTACCGCCTGTAACAATGTTACCTGCTGGTATAGCAATAAGGTTGCGGATGATTGTCCCTGCTGGTTGTGTAAATGAAACATCTACATTTGTACTGTGCGTTACTGCAATAGTATCTGTAGTAACAGTAACAGAAATAAGTTGAGTTGAACTAGCCGCACCTATGACAATACCGCCAGTTGCTGAAGTAACGCCAGTTACACCAAGCGTACCGCCTATGCTTGTATTGTTACCAAAAGTAGAGTTGGTGGTTTCTACACCAGTGCTTTCGGCTACAGAAATATCCTGAAAGCCATTTTCGGAACGGACTGGTCCGTTAAAAGTAGTGTTCGCCATTAAGTTGTCCTCACATGCGAGTTAAGTAAATCTGTCTGCATGTCGTCAGTCGGGCCTGTCAGATTTACCGGATAATCCCGATATGTATCAATACTGCATGATACCTTAAACGATGTCAAATAAAAAAGGGGAGCATAAGCCCCCCTTAGTATGCCGCCTTACTAATCTAAGCTCCGGGGCTTCCGAATATCCCAAGTGGGTCGGATACACCGAAGGAGTAACGCTCACGGGCTTTGTAGCGAGAGTTGCCCGTATCAAAATCTGCATCCATAGATGTAGACATTGGGGTACGAACAAAGTGCTTCAAGCCATTAGGCACGTCTGTCATCAAGAACCACGCATCGGTATCCGTCAGGTAATGGTTAATTGAATAACCTTGAGGGATAGCACCGTTATTGCGGATTGCATTGAGGTCGTTGTCTGCCGTTCCTACTCGTCCCTCAGTCTCCAACAAACGAGTTGCAACGAATTGCAGGTTTGAAGGGATAATGAGTTTAGTAGGTTGTGCAGCAATCAACAGGCCACGCTCATCAGTCCACTGACCGATCTGAATAACAGCCGCTTCCAAAGAAGTTTCGTTAAGATCAGAAGCCGTGCTAGGACGGTTTGAGTTAGTGCCACCAGCAACAAGTGGATGAGCCGTTGAACAAAGCGAAACACCATCGCCATAGACGTTGGTAGAACTAAACGCATTGTTCAATATTGACGCAGCCTTAACCTGCTTGGTGTACGCCATTGCGCGAGCAAGTGCTTTGGTGTATCGGGCTGACAAAGTATCGTAGAGATTATCTTCGATAGCTTCTTCTGTCAAACTGAAACCCATCGCCACTGTTTCGTGCGTATAGCGAGCCGTGAACGCTTCTTGAGCATTATCATACTCAATTGCAGCACCTTCATTCTTAACAGGTGCGGCAGAGAAGCCAGACAACTTAGTTTCTTCTTCAAAGGATCGATCTGAAGTCTCTGTTTCATAGATCTCAGAATGTTCCTCACCATACTTTGCGTACTCCAACCCAAACAAAGCGTTAAGGCCGGGAAGGAGTTCTTTAAGTAATTGCGCTCTTGAAATAGCCATTTCTCAGACCTCCTTACGCAGTTCCGGTAGCATCGTAATACTCATGCTGACCGAAGTTGAGTTTAACAAGAACCTCTGGATACTGCCTGAACACAAGAGTCGAGTTCAGTGTAGCAATCGGTGCTTGGTTTAGAACAACCGTAGTCGCTCCAGCCGCAGCAGCCGTGTCTACAAAAGATCCAGAAGCAACGTAGTTGCCATTGCTATCTAGTGATCCTACATCTGTACCAACTACCAGAGCTTGCGGCAATGCCGAACAAGTTACAGTAGCAGTAGAAATAGAAGCATAAGTAGCAGTGCCAAGTGACACTAGACTATCCTCAACCACACTCAGCATACGAAGCGGTAAAGCATCCGTAGTTGCAGGAGTGTCATCGGGGGCAAGAACAGCATTCTTGGAGTTACCAGTAGAAGTGCTACCAGTATTGTTTATCATCGCAAGATTCTGTCCTACCATTGCTTGAGCACCAGATGCAACAGTAGTAGTTGCAGAGCAGACCACTGCCTTGAAAACCAAGTCAGGATCGTCAGCTACAATACCTACTATATCACCAGCCGCTGTACTAGCAGGATAGTTTTGCCTAAAAGTGGGTTGGCTCGTATTGGGATCTGTATAACTACAGCCCAAGAATACACCTACTACAGTACCAGCCGTACCAGTGGTAACACTGATTCTCTGTAGATTCCCCCTAACCAGAGCCACTAAATCTCCATAGAAGATTCCGGTGCCCAAGTTATTAAGGATAGGATATTCACGAGTAGACCCAGCATACGCCTGACCTCCGATGAGGTTAACAGGCTTTAACCCGTATGGGGCATCTATCGTTGGATATGCCATAATACTTTCCTCAAAGTATAATTTTCAGTTACGCCCCTTTACCGAAAGTAACTTTGGTTTTACGATCATTAAAAAGAGGCATTCGTGGATCGTTTTCGCGCATGAGGTTGTTGTCCACGGACTCCATCTGAGACTTAGCTTGCAAATCGTAGTAATCTGTACGTTCTTCAACCAATTCTGACGGAGCCTTACAAAGCATTAACCCACCAATTACTATATTATCTTTAAAGCGTTCCTGCTCTACGGTAACCATAGTAATTTCGGGATGATCCGTTGCTTTAACAGGTTCCCAACCTTCACGTAATTTAGAAGAAACATTAGGGGCATCAACATTACCCTGTGTACTTACTCGTATCCAGCGAAATGCATAGCCCGGCTCTTCATTAGGTGAAGGCAAAACTTCTGGCCTACTCCAAGCCTGTTTACGGGCCGTTTTCTCACGGGTTGTGTTTTCACGGTCAATTCTGTTTTTAGCCATTTTGTTTACCTCTTAATGCAGCCTCATGTCTGGCGTATTCTTCCAAGGGTATTCCTAATTTCTTAGCTATAGCCACTTGGGTTTTCTTTAACGTCACTTTATTTGGAGACGTACTTCTTGTAGCTGGCGCGACAACATTTGATTGTCGTTTGGGTTTTACTTCTTCTCCTCCAAATTCTTCTGGAAAAAACTTACGCATACGAGAATTTATAGTCTCGTAGTATTCATCACTGCTGATTACAACACCATCAGCTTTTAATTTTTCATGTAATCCATTAGCATAACCCGTCATTTCAGGGTTTGTATTATACCAAGGATTTTGTTTAACCCACTCCAGAGCTTTAGTATCTACTTGCGGCTGGACAGGCTGTTCTGTAGTGGTTTGTACAGGATCTTTTTCGCTTTGTAAAGGCTCTGGCCTAAAATTAGCTAGTTTTTCAGACTTTATCTTAGCATTAGTTAATTTTTCCTGCGCTTCAAGAACTTTATCCGAATCTCCGGCTTCGTAAGCTCTTTTATAAGCTCGTTTAGCAGCGGCAGTTTCGTTTTCAATAGCTTTCTTAGCTTGTGCTATTAAAAGCTCCTTATTACTATCTACGGAAGTCTTTAACTGTTTATTTTCTTCTACCAGTCTTCTAGCAAGCTCTTCAAGTTCCTGTTGTTCTCTCAGGGCTTGTTCTTTAGCTCGTCTTTCATCATGGTAGCCTTTACTGAAGTGTTTAATTCGGTTACGTACTTTTTCAGAGTAATCTTCCAACTCTTCATCTGTAACCTCAGTCGGAGGCTCAGAAGGCTTACGGTTACGGTCAGCTTCAGGTACATCATCCACAATTTCGATTTCAAGTTCATTATTACTCTCCTTCTTAACGTTAGAGGGTTTTTCAACTTTCTGTTCGTTTGTAGGTTCAATTTCTACTTCTACTTCTTCCCCTTTATCAGGATCAGGGAATTCATACTCAACTTTTTGAAACGCCATTTTTATGCTCCTTACACTCGTGTTACACCGCGAGGATCGGCTACAACTGCTTCGATTGAATCGTCATTCATTAGACGATATTCTTTACCACGTACTTTAAACCTTGTACCTGTATTCATGCGGAACATTACATAGTCCCCCTGTTTACACCAAGGCCCACTAGGGAAACGATCTTTGTCAGAATAGGCTTCTTCACCCACATCTAACACAAGACCAATAGTAGACATCACGGTATCCAGATGTATTTCTTTACTAGATTTAATAATGCCACTATCACCGAATGTTTCTTCAACATCAGGCATAGCCACTAAGACTCTGTATCCCACAGGTATTGGTAGTTCAAGATCTAAGTCGTCATCTATTAACGGTTTTTGCATTGGTTCAGTCATCATCATCATCTTCCAAGAAATTGCGCGAAAGGTCATTAACATGGTTTAAACAGGCATTCAGACCTCGGATCATGCCTGTTATTTCTTTATACTGAGGAAAGTCTTTTGCTCCCCCACTACTTAGAAATTCTGATGCAGAAGATTTATCTTCTTCGATTTTATCTCGTAACACGTCAAAGACGGTTTTAGCCACTAACTACCTCCTTGCTTACCTCTCGTTACTATGTTCGCTGCTTCAATATCTAATTTCGTATTGTCGCGTCTACGGTCTTGCGCTAATTTGATGCCGTCTTTTTTAGCTTCCAACATCATCTCGTCTTCATCTAACTTTAATCGTGCAGCATCAAGCTGTGTATCTGCCTGAGTTTTCTGGGCTTTCAACTGTAGTTCAGCCTGTTTAATTTTTGCGTCAGTCTGGTCTTTCTGTGCTTTACGTTGCACTTCAGCCTGTTTAATCTGCATATCAGCTTTCTGTAACTGAACAACAGGGTCTTGAGCTTTAGCCATAGCCTGTTTCTGTGCCGCTTCTTTCTGGTTAAGATCTTTAAGTTGTACAGATGCTTCTGCAACCAGTTTAGCTATATCTGCGGCAAGTAAATCAGGTAGCTCCTCATCAGGCAGTGGTAAAGTTGCACCTATCTGTCTCTCTATATCATTTCGATACTTGAACGCTAGGTGTTCTGCTATGTGTGCTTGCAAAGAAGCCATGATCTGTTTGGCTCTTGGATTTTGTTGTAACAAAGTTCCTACTATAGGATCTTGTGTAAACGCTACATGAGAGGCTATGTGAGCATCATGGTCTTGTTGGATAAACGCTTTCATGGGTTTGCTCATAACAGCGTTCATATTTTCGCTTACCGGATCTACAGGTTTTAGATCATCTTCTACAGGTATTAGCTTTTCAGCATTCTTAATACCTAAAACCTCAATCATCTGACGGTGTAGTTGCGGTAGGTTATAAATTTGTGGAGCTTGTTGAGCCATTTGCAAAACAGCCTGATACTGCACAACTCTCTGTGCCATAGTCGAACTGTTCGGGTCGCTAACAGGAATGACATCGGTAGACATGTAGTCTGCCATTTTTGCGCTCATTTCCCCGTTTTGCGGATTGTAATCGTAGTCTTCGGAATAATCCGATATTATCTTTTTGAGTAACTTAAACTCCTGCTTCATAGCGTAATGTACACGGGCCTGTACCGCTGCCATTGGCTTCAGAGTTCTTTCAAGTAAAGCAAGCGTTGTACCTACAGGTGCATTAGCCGACATGTCCGAAACATTAATATCACTAATCGCACCAAGCCTACGGCCTTCAGTAGTTATCTGGTTAAGAAGTGCAAGGAGTGTCTGACTTGGTTCCTTGTATGGCAGGGGCATAATGTTCTCACGTATGCTTCCTGACGGTACATCCACATCTTTAAATTCTCCCGGCTCTATGGGTTCGTCATCACCTTTGATCCGTAACCCACGAGACTTCAGACCCCCCGGAAGGTTAGCCAATGTCCCAGCATCTACAAGCTGCCTTATAAGGGATGTACCTGCTTTAGCGTACCCCCCTATAATGTGAATCAACCCAAGACCATAGAAGCCAAATCCGGGCACATATGAGTAATGTACAAAGTGTTGACGTTTTAACATCAACGGATCATCAGGATTCCAGTTACGTCTTATGGCTAATATTTCACCGCTACCACGCTCAAGAGTGACAACGTAAGGTTTTGCTATCTCTTCTTCGTCATCATCAATGCTTTCAATAAACAGGTTCAAATGCGCTTCATATAATGAATACCTGTCATCATCTGTTATAGAGTATCCGCTATCTTCAGCTTTCTTTTCTTCAATATCACTGTGGTAAGGAGAAGGGTCACCAAGGTCTACATCTCTGTAAAAACCCATTACCTGTAATCTGCGAAGTTCATTCTTTGTCTTTCGCATGACGTGGGTAACACGTTCTGCAAACTCTATTGTTGAAGCACCGTAAGGAACAATGACATCTTCTGCCGGAATGTATATAGCAACCTGCCTACCGATATTTTCATCCATGTAGACTTTTTTAAATGCAGAACCTGCTAACCCAAGGCTATATAGCATCCGTTCGTGTTCGGGACGATACTCCACCATTCTTTCGGTCAACTGATAATTCATATCAGACCGCACCCGTTCGGCTGCTTCTACTTTGTCAGGTGTTTCTTTACCCAGCACCTTAACCCTGACAGGACCGCCCGCTGGGAAAGTTTCACTCATTGTCTCTGCTTGGAACCGTATAGCCGCTTCAGCTAAAACAGTTGAGTGTACTCCACAGGCTCCCTCCCAAGGGGTGGTACGTTCTTCATAATTAAAACCAAGAATATCGAGTCCCTTGGCAAACGTCTCAGCCCACTCTTTCCGGCTATCCACATCTGCCTCTACCAGACCCACAACTTCATCTGAGATCTTTCCTAATTCGGAATCATCAAGTATTGTTGCGATATTACCGTCAAATGAAATCTCCCCCATAGAAGGGGCATCAGGTATTAGAGTTATCTCTACACTCCCGTCATCCAGAGTTACCATCTCAGGATTTACAATCTCTATCTCCAGTTCTTGTACTTCTTCTTCAAGAGCCGCCTCGTCTATGCCTTGGGGGGCAACGGTTATACCTTTATCAATAGCCATACATCACCTCAGTAATACCCACTCGCTTTACGCTTGAAATATCTCATGTCTTCCGGCTCATCACTTGGCAGACGAATAAACCCGCCCTGCCTAAACCTCATTAACGCCATGACCGTCGAGTCAACGAGGTCATCATTGCTCATAAACGGAAACCCTGCTATCTCTTCAACAACTTCTTCAGCCCACCGTGTCGGTGGAACCCAGCACAACCCAGAAGCTACAATATCAGATACAGAATTTAATCGCGCCAGTTTATCACCTGATCCTCTATGGGGGGTGTATTCTGACACAGGCAAGCCCATCCTACGCATTTCCTGATACAGTGCAACCCCAGAATTTTTCTTTTCTACAATAAACGAGTCCGGTTCCCAAAATTTATACTCTTCCAATGCCAGTTCTTTAAGTTCTGGAAACTCCATTCGCTGTTTTATACTATTAAGAAGAATTATGTTATAGTCGTTCGTTTCCTCGTTAAGAAATACACCCCACGTAGTCAATGCCGTGTAGTCAGCACGATTGTGTTTTTCTGCCGCAGCATCCAATGACATGATAACATACTCGCACTGAGGCGGATCGTCAGCCATCCACATGTTCCACCACTCCCGTTTTACAAGTGCGGCTTCTTCTGCCGTGGGTTCCTGCTGGTATTGTGCGTTCCACTGGAATGTAGGCATGGATGCTTTGGTACGAAGCAGGGCATCAAGGTCAAAGAACTCAGGCCACAGAGGTTTTTGTTCTTTTTTCTTAGTTTTCTTGTTAGTAACTTCTAATATGGCAGGGAACTCAACAACTTCAAACTGGTCAGCACGTTCATTTTGTGCCATA